GGCCATCTGGTGGCATCCGGTTCTAACCGCCATTCTCGTGGCAGTATCCAGCTGCATAGAGTACCCCGAAGCAAAATCAATGGACCGCAGACCGCTCTGTGCAAGATTATGTACGGTATCCTGTATCACCTTGTCCCGACTGAATGTGCCGGAGCATACTTTTATAATAGCCTTATCCAGTTCCCGCTGATACGCATTCTCCACCGCCTCATATCCGTTCATGGTCTTAAAGCCGGTAGTCTGCGTCATATTTTTAAGTGCTCCGGCCGTCTGCTCCGAAAACATTTCCACAAGTCTCGGCAAAAAAGAGTTATCCGTCAGCTCCTTCGCATTCTGTTTCCACACGGACAGATCATCAATCCATGCCATATTCCCGGCACCAGCTACGATCTCATCATTTGCCTTGTATGCCTCCTTGGTAATGTTATTGATAATATCACGGATCTCCCGCTTATATTCCAGGGTGTTTTTAGCCACCGCTTTCCGGTACTCCGGGTCTGACGTCAGTAGCTTCATCGCTTCTTTGCGGATTCTCGCCGGACTATACCCCAGTTCACTCATGGAGTGCGCCTGCAACTCCGCAGTCCTAGTATATGTCATGGTCTTCTGTATCCTGCGGGCAATATCCACGATGACCTCATGCTCCAGATATTGGAACAGCGGTACAAGGGCTTCTTCTATGATCTCCAACTGCTCCTCTGACAACATTAGTCTTCATCCTCTCCATCCAAATTATCATCAATCTGCAGCTTTTCATCTACCAATTTCTGTGCCTCCTCTTCCGTGAGACTGTATGCGTCCATCAGATACCAAACCGTGAGCTTCGGAATGTCGAAAGAGAGCGCATCATTACGCTTGCGTTCCAGTTCTGCCTCCCGATCAGTAATATAACTATCATCAAAGTCCACCAGGACTTCCTGCTCCAGGTTGAATGACTTGCCGTGGAAGGTATTTGCGAACCACATCACCGCCCGGCAGATATCCTGTATGTATCGGACGGCTTCCTGCCGCTGTCGGTTAAGTTCCTGCATCTGATCCTGACGCTCTCCCACATACTCGGTTGCTGTGGTAATCTGCCCGTTTTCGAAACTATATTTCTTTGTGCCATAGCCGAAGGACATGGACAGCAGAGACAGTGCCAGTTCAAACGCCTTGGTGATCTGCTCCACACGGATCTCCGGATTATACTCCTGGATCATGCCTTTTTCTTCCGGTAGTTTCTCGCCGGTAAATACGAACAACTTCTTTTGCTCCGTGGTCAGCTTCGGCTTACCATTCTCATCGAACTCACATAGCAATTCACTAATTAGAATGATCTTTTCTGACTTATCCAGATCAGAAAAAAGAACGTTATAACACAGATCCACAACTTTCAGCGCCGGGATTGCATCCCACAACTTCGGCAGCCCATAGCCTTCCATATCGTCCAGATTATTGACCTCAGCATTTCGCATCACTGCAAATGGCTTTACATCACCCAACTGCACAATAGTTTCCTTGTCCTTTACCTCACCGCCTTTATCATCAAACACATGTGTCTCTGCGGTGTACAGTCCATTTTCGATGGTAAATAAGACAAGCATGCTCTGCTTCCTTCCTTTGACGAGAGTACTGCCAGAAAACGCTGCTTCGGTCACAATGTCATTATCTACAGTCAGCGGCAGAAACGCATCCGCCTCCACATAATTCAGTTTGATTTCGCCGCCCTGCACTGAGCCATCATCCATAAAGGTGACATTGTCCAAGCGGATGTAACAGGCCGTTGTCCCGTCTGCGGATGTCTTTTCTAACTGCTTGCGGTACTGAGTATTAAATTTACTGCCGTCAAGTACTGCTGCAACATAGTCTGCCTGTTCGCCGTCTCCGGCATTGATCTCCAGTACCTCACACAGATTTGCGTCATCGGAGCAACACCGCTTTCCAAAATTCAGCCGGCTTAGTTCGTACGGGATCCCGTTCAGCGTTTTGCGCTTATGGAAGTCCTCTATCACCCTGTTGCTGTACCAGTCATCGCATACCTGAATCTTGCTCAGTGCATTATCATTGACCGTGTATCCCCTTTTCTGTAAAAAATCCTTTATGCATCTTTCCATTTTCTTCTCCTTATCTCTTTAGGTCTATATACTCCACGAAATCCAACCACGTATAGCAAAAGCTGTCCCACCTGTCGTTGACATTTCCTATGTTCTTGTCCTCCGGCTGATCCGGGTGGTCCTCATCCCACCGCAGGGAAGCAATAGCTTTTCTGGTCTGCACACAGCGCTTATTGATTTTGAGACGCCCACTGTTAAACAGCAGATCAACGGTCTTGGGGCGCTCTGATATCTCATTCTTCCGGCAGCCCTTGATGTTCTGATATGGAAGCCCCACTTCCTTGGCCGCACTCCGCAGACTGTTGATCATGGTAGGGCTGGCGCTGTCCGGGAACACCCAATCCACCCGGCCATACTTCTGAATGCAGGCACGGTAGAACTCCACAAACTTGTCGCAGATCTTTTTGCTGTCAATATCTTCTGACAACGGTAACCCATCCTCTTCCAGTGCCTTGAAATCATGATACCTGTTCTGATAGCCGGTAAGGTTGAATGTTGTCATAGAGCCGTTACCGCCGAAGTCGATACCCATTACAATCTTGAAGAACGGAACCTTCAGTTTTCCTTTATCGTCAAAGATATCCGCATCCTCAAACAGATACGGCGAATCATCATCGGCAAAGTATCGGAAGATGATACCGGATGCCAGCACCCACAGCCCTGATATGAACCGATCATAAAACACACCCTTGTACATACGCTCATATCGTTCGATAATCTCCTGTGCAAGGCTCGGGTTGTCCCGCATCGTGAAATGTACCCGGATTAGATTCTTTTCAGTGATCTTGTCGATCCATTCCAGTTTTATGTAATGATCGGGACCTTCCGGGTTGCAGTTGAACCAATATTTAGAACCTTCCACAGAGCATCGGCCTGTTGCCTGGTTGACAAACGACTCCGGCATCAGGGCTACCTCATCGAAGAATACTCCGGCCAGTGTGATACCTTGGATCAGATCCTGCGATCCCTCATCCTTTCCGCCAAACAGGTAAAAGGTATTCTCCTTATCCCCCTTCCGGACAACCATATAATTCTCCGAACGGTGCTCCTCAACCTGATACCCACGGGACAGGAGCATACGCTTTAACTGTCCGATCACATTACGACGGAGTGACTGTATTGTCTTACCACAAAGTGCAAGGTTCTGCCCGTCAAATGTTTCCATCGCCCACAGGATGAACGACAGGGACATAACTGTGGTCTTGCCGGAACGAATTGAACCATCACAGATAATGCCATCTTTATCAGCATACGGACTCTCCAGCATCCACCACTCCAGAACGACTTTCTGTTTATGGCTGAATGGTGTGAATTTGAACAGTGCCTTACGTTTCAACTGCATCATCCTCCTTGAAGGTTGCCGCTACATCACCCTGCAGTGCATCCATAAAGCCATCATCCTCGTGCTCCGAAGATTCTCCGCCCTCTTTCTCGGCTCTCCGCCTCTCGTACTCCACCCGGTACTTGCTCTCCGGGTGCATCAGGAAGTACTTGGTCAGCCAGTCAAACGCCTTCTGCTTGTCCGCCAGTTTTATAGATACCCCGTCCTTTCCCTGCTTCACCTCTTGAATGATCTGC